TGGCATTAGTGGTTGGTCAGGCATATCAGGTTATTCAGGATCAGGCATATCAGGGTTTTCAGGATATAGTGGCGCTACAGGAACAAGTGGATTTAGCGGATATAGCGGAATTAACGGAACTTCAGGCGCATCAGGATTTTCAGGAACAAGTGGATTTTCAGGATTTAGCGGCATCAATGGATTAAGCGGATATAGCGGACAAAATGGTGCGGAAGGTATCAGCGGATATTCAGGTTTTTCAGGATTTAGTGGAGCAGTTGGCACTTCAGGCTTTAGCGGATATTCAGGAATTTCAGGCTATAGCGGATTTAGCGGAACGAATGGCACAAACGGAGCTAGTGGTATTAGCGGCTATTCAGGCGCGGTTGGTGCAAGCGGAACTTCAGGCTATTCGGGTTTTAGTGGAATTAATGGCGAAAGCGGATATTCAGGAATAAATGGCTCAAGCGGTTTATCAGGTTTTAGCGGCTATAGCGGACTGGTTGGCGCTTCGGGCATATCAGGGTTTAGTGGTTATAGTGGAATAAGTGGTTATAGTGGCACAGTAGGCGCAAGCGGATTTAGTGGCATATCAGGCTATAGTGGATTTAGTGGCGCACAAGGTCAATCATCAAGCTTTTTTGAATATCATGCTCATACAAATACAACTTCAGGTTATCCAGGCAATGGTGCAGTTAGCTGGAATAATGCAGCTCAAGCAAGTGCAACTATAGTTAATGTTTCACACTTAACTGAAACTAATGTTGATATAGATATTTATTTATCATTATTAACGGATACAGAACAATTTGTAGTTCAAGATGCAAGCGCAAGTATTAATTCACAAACTTGGCAAATTAATGGCACACCAATTAATTACAATGCTGGAACTGCAACTTCTTATTGGGCTTATCCTGTTACTTTAGTATCAAGTAGCGGAACAGGAACTACAAACTTTGCAAACAATCATAATTTAATTTTAGCACTTGTTAATGGTGTGTCAGGCGTATCAGGTTTTAGCGGATATAGCGGCTATAGCGGATATTCAGGCGCACAGGGAACTAGCGGATTTTCAGGTTATAGTGGCGCAGTAGGAACTCCAGGTATTAGCGGCTATAGTGGATATTCAGGATATTCAGGCGAGCAAGGCTTTTCAGGATTTAGCGGAATAAATGGTGCTAGTGGAACAAGTGGATTTAGCGGAACTAATGGAACAAATGGTGCATCGGGCTTTTCAGGATTTTCAGGTTATAGCGGTGCAGTAGGCACAAGTGGTTTTAGTGGCTATAGTGGAATAAATGGAACTAATGGCGATTCAGGATTTAGTGGAGCTTCAGGTATTTCAGGATTTTCAGGAATAAGTGGCTATTCGGGATGGAGTGGCGAACAAGGTTTTTCAGGCTATAGTGGTATTAATGGAACTTCGGGAATAAGTGGATTTAGTGGCGCTAACGGAGCTTCAGGATTTAGTGGGTATTCAGGAAGTGGAATTAGTGGTTATTCGGGATATAGCGGTGCAGCAGGCGCATCAGGATTTAGTGGGTATAGTGGGGCAGTAGGAGCATCAGGTCTTTCAGGATTTAGCGGAATTTCGGGATATTCAGGCAGCGGTGTATCAGGTGTAAGTGGCTTTTCAGGTTTTTCAGGTTATAGTGGTGTTCAAGCAAGTTTAGTAGGAAGTTTAATTTATAATGCTTATACTGCTACGGCTGGACAAACATCATTTACAACAACTAATACTTATACCGCAAATAAGATTCAAGTATCAGTTAATGGTGTAGAATTAGTTAATGGAAGTGATTGCACAGTTAGCGGTGGCACTACATTTACAACAACTGCATTAGCATTAAACGACAGGGTATCAGCAATATATCCAATATAAAGGATTAACATGGACAAGATAACACAAGATGCTTTAGCATACTTTAAGAAGTATGATCGGAATCATTACAGATTTTTACTGACAAACAATTATGAGCGGGCAGTTTTTCTAAAAGGCGATCCAGTCTTTCCTAGAGAAACCACTCGTTATCTATGGGCTAACCGCAATCTATTAGGCAAGAATATTCTTGAGATAGGTTGTTCTACAGGTTATGGCTCTCAATTCCTTCCTAACGATGCAAACTATATAGGTTTAGATTACGATCATCTTATTATAGAGGTCGCACGCGAACAGGAATGGGGCTTAAACGCATCTTTTACAAACGCTGATATCAACACCTATCCTTTAGCTCAATATGACACCATCATCGCTTTTGAATTGATTGAGCATCTTGATAACGGACTTGAGATAGCACAAAAACTTAAACAACATTGCAAACGACTTCTATTAACAACTCCACATAATGAGCCTGTAGGATTTTGGGGTGAACATCATAAACTTCATCAATTAAACGAATCACATTTTTCTGACTTTCAATTTAATTATATCAATGAGCATGGATTTATTTCAGAAACTTTGCCTGAAATTAATGACAACAATAAATTTAATCTTATGATTATGAGGTGGGATCGTGGATAGTGTTTTATGTTCGGTAGCTACTAGAGGTCGTTATCAAACTACTTTACCTTTAACGCTTAACTCTATAATTAATCAGACAAAAAAGGTTGATAAGTTAGTTATCTTTGATGATAACGATGAGCCACAAGATATGAGAAATGAGTTAGTGTATAGCTACTTTTTTCAAATGCTTTTCATTAAAGGCATTGCTTGGGAATGGGTTTATGCTGGCAAGAAAGGGCAACATTATATTCATCAAATGGCTAATGGCATGGGCTTTGATTGGGTATGGCGCGTGGATGATGATGCAATACCCGAACCTAATGTCTTACAAAACCTTTTTAATTACACTCACAAAAATGTAGGCGCAGTTGGTGGCGCAATCTTAACACCGCCATTACAATTTCAAGATGAAAAACCTACAGGAAAAATAGAGCTTATTAATAGAGAAGCTAACATTCAATGGTCTTTTATTAACAAGGTCAAAGAGGTTGAGCATCTTCATTGTTCGTTTCTTTATAGAGCTGGGGTGCATGATTATCATTTAGGGCTTTCAAGGGTAGCACATAGAGAAGAAACATTATTTACTTATGGGCTATTTAAAAAAGGATATAAAATCCTTGCCGTTCCTAATGCTAATACTTGGCACTTTAAAAATCCCAATGGCGGAATAAGAAGCGAATCCAATGAAATTCTTTATGGTCAAGATGAAACTGTATTTAATAATCTAATTAATTATAGCGACAAAACAATTGTGATATTGTCAGGTGGCATGGGCGATCATATAGTCTTTACTCATGTATTGCCTGAAATAAAAAATGCAGAAGTATTTACTTGTTTTCCTGATATAGTGCCAGGCAAATCTATTGCTGAAGCGCATCAATTATTTGGAAGCATTGATCCTTGGAATGTTTATATTAAAATGCACCAATGGAAATGGAAGGGAAGCCTTGAGGATGCTTATAGGAAAATGTATCTATGATTATTATTAGCCCTTATTCTAAAGCTTTAAAGAATGGAAAGCCTAATGCTAAAAATTATCCTTATTGGAAAGAGCTTATTAAACTAATTAAAGAACCAATTGTGCAAATTGGCATTCAAGGCGAAGAACAATTAGTTGATGACTTTAGAAAAAACTTATCGCTAAAAGAACTTGAAAGCCTTGTTAATGAATGCAGAACATGGATAAGTTGCGATTCTTTTTTTCAACATTTTGCTTGGGATAAGAAAAAATATGGTATAGTATTGTGGTCGGTTTCTGATCCTTTGATCTTTGGCCATCCTGAAAATATTAATCTATTGAAAGATAGAAATAATTTGGTTGAAAACCAATTTTTATGGTGGGAAGATACGGAGCATGATGCTAACAAATTTGTTGATCCTGAAATAGTGATTGAAAGTTTAAATGCAAAATTCCCATGAAACCATTGACGACATATTCAATTTTCTACAAAATAAAACAATCAAAGATATTGGCTCTGATTATTACGATGATAAAAATCATTTGGTTATTTTATTATCTGATGGTTCTATTTGCTATATATCTTCTAGCGACAGTTTGTTTATGGCTCTCGAGCGCCATCTCATTAATTAGTAGAAAGAAATAATATGGATATGCAAGAACACACGAAGCATGTATTAGATACAGTTTCGGGAGTTACCGCTTTTGGTGCAATAATGAAATTTTTACCAGCTATTGCGGCAGTTTTATCAATAGTTTGGTATTGTATTAGAATCTATGAATGGATTAATTCTAAAATTAAAAAATAATGCCATTAAAAAACAAAATAAGACATCAAGGTTATTGTCAGAAATACAGAGAAAGTCATCAAGAAAAAGTCCTGTTTGGACAAGCTAGATATAGAGCAAAAAGAAAAGGCATTGCTTTTAATTTAGAAGTTTCCGATATAGTTATTCCTAAACTATGTCCTGTGTTAAAAATCCCATTAGTTAGAAACAGTAGTCAAGGTGGCCCAAGAGCTTCTTCGCCATCATTAGACCGCATTGATAATGACAAAGGTTATATCAAAGGCAATGTCCAAGTTATGAGCCATAAAGCTAATACAATGAAGCATTGCGCTAATAACAATGAATTGATATTATTTGCTAATTGGATTAAACGAACTTATAAAAGGGTGATAGATGAGTAAATATAGTGAAGCTGGTAAGGGATCAACTAATAAACTTAAACAAAAAACCTTGTATGACGAGAATTACGAAAAGATTTGGGGCAACAAAAAGAATAAGCTTTATGAAGAACGCTATTATGATTCCGATGAAACGACTTCATGGAATGAAGATAAAGCAGATATGATTGGTCTTAATAACAATACAGGCGATCACTATATTAAGTGATATCTTATGGTGTCATAAATGATTGTATATCAATGCAATGCTAAATGGGCTATGTTGCGCATCCATAAGCGTTGGGTAAAGATGAGAGTGTCAGATAAAAGCAAAAGGCGACATGACCGAGTAGAAACTTACAGACGGATATGGTTTTGGCATGAAGATAGATGGAATCAAAGGCATGGAGTGTAAAGTATGCTTTACATCCGTTTTCATTCAAATCATTGATTTATATAAAAAAAGTGAAAACAAATTGCATGAAACTTTAATAAAAAAGGGGCATTTTAAGCCCCTTAATTATTGGTAAATACCGATTTTCTGAAGAACGCTATTCACCCATAAAAAGTTATATTTTTGTATAACTTATTTATTCATTACATACATTGTTACTTCAAAACCAAATCTCATTTCTGTTGCTGATGGTGTAGTCCACATAATAAACTCCTAAAGTTATACACACGATGTGTATAAAGATTATCGTTTAACGCTGACCATTAAACATCAGTAAAATCATTAAAATGGCATTGCTGAATCAGTTGCATTTGAACTTGATACTGCACCATCTTTAGGTTGAGGTTCTCTCATTGTTACCCAGCCGTCAAAATTGACAGGGATTGATTCAATAAGAAGTGAAGTGCCGCCTTGTTTATTAGACATTGCAACTCCAACTTTAGTCCAGCGAGCTTTTGTTTCGCCTTCTTTGTTTACATACTCGCCTGTTTTAGCGATTAAATCGTGTGTGATAGCCATTATTTTATTTCCTTTAAGTTAATTACAATAGTTTCTATTTCAGACAAAAAGGCGATCACCGCATTTTGCATGTTATTAATATACTCATCATCTCGATAAATACGCTTTACAAATCCCTGTAAATGATCGGGCATTTCAGGATCATAAGATACAAGGTCGCAAAATTCTTTTTCAGGCATACAAGCTAATTGCCATTGCACCTGGTCGTAATATTGTTCTAATTGTTTACCGCCTGTTAA